CCTGGATGAGAATGCGGTTGTGGGTAATGATCCCCTGCTGCCGGATTCCCAAACGGATGCCGTTGAGATCTTTCCTGGAGTTCTTAAGTTTCCCAACAAGGAACGGGTTCATTGCAACGCAAGCCATAAGCCAAATCCCGAGGTTGTTGAGTATATAGATACTCACCTTGAGGAGTTGACTAAAATGGGTTATGATGCGGAGAAGTTTACTTTTCCAGTGATCACGCCTGAGTTAGAGGCGCATTCAGTGGTTAAGCATCTTCAGATGTACCATGAACGTTGCTTGACGGTCAGCGAGCCTATGCCGGACGAAATGAATCGAGCCGTCCGGTTGACCGCTGAGATGATGAAACACAACAAGTTTGAGCCAGATATTGGATGGCGCAGCTTGGAGAATGTGAAACGCATCATTAATTCTTCAGCAATAAAGGATGGCAAGAGTCCAGGCCATCCCTACCAGTCTGCTGGTCTCCCTGTTATAGAACAGGTCCTCAAGAAATACACAGTTGAGGGGTTCGCGGAGGTGGTTCTCCGAGATTGGGACGAGCCCGTGGTAGAAGTGAAGACTTTCGTCAAAAATGAGGCCATGAAGAAAGCCAAGATTGAGAAGGGAATGCCGCGAATAGTCGCCGGCATGCCTTTGCATAAGACGGTCAAGAACAATGCTGTTTTTGGTCCGTTGGCTGAGAACATGGTCGCTGAATGGAAGAACTCACCGGTTAAGTACGCGTTCAACCCGCAGCGCGCCGGTGACATCGCACATTTGGCCAACGTCTTTAAGAGACGACGCGTCCATGAGAGTGATAAACCCCAGTGGGATTATAGTTATTTTCTCTACATAGCCGATGGGGTTAACCGTGTCGTTAAAGAGTTGGCTGTCCGCCCCGACGGGATGTCGGAGGAGGACTTCGTTGAGTTTTTGGCTGACGTGGACAGTTGTTTTCGTGAAGTTTTTCACGATGCTGTCTATCGTTGTACCAATGGCAACGTCTTCCGTGCCATAATGGATGGCATTATGAAGAGTGGTTGGTTCTTCACCATTGGAGGCAATTCAATGGGACAGATCCTACTTCATGTCTTAGCTCTGATTCGGTGTGGATGTAGCGATGAAGAGATTCTTTCGCCTAGTTTTGCGATTGTCGCTGGGGGTGATGACGTCTTGCAGACGTTTCCCGACGACTTTGACGTGCAGAGTTACTGGGATAACCTTCAAACATTGGGTTTTAAGGTCGAGGAACGTAAAGTCCACGATTCTTTTGACCAATGTGAGTTCTTTTCAAATAAGTTTGAACTCGTTGATGGCCAGTGGACTTATAAACCAGTTCGGTTTACTAAGCACATCGCACATCTTTCGGTGGTTAAGACCGCGGATTTAGCCGGGGCCTTGGCCTCCCACATGTTGAATCATGTTTGGGACACGAAGAAGTTTTTGTTCTTTGATAATATGTTCAAACACTTCAGAGCGAAGTTTCCTTGTCAATTTCCTCTAGCTTACTATAAGACCCGCAATCAATTGCGTTATAAGGTCTTAGGTCTCGAGGCGAGTTGCTAGAATTCTAAATCGACCTTAACATGTCGCTAAACTGTTATGTTAGGATAGTACTTGTTCTGTGGTGGTTGGTGCAAATATAT